GGCTTCGCCCTCGTCACCGTGGAGGTGCTACCGTGACACCCGAAAAACTGAGCCAGCGACTACACCGAGAGGCTCGCGAGCTACAGCAGATCTACCACCAACTGATCGGAGTCGGAACGCTCCGGGCAGCTCACCGCGTCCTAGTCGTGCGACGAACGATCGGCGACCTCGCGAACCAAGCGCTGAAACTCGAGAGGGAGGAGGCCAGCCGTGAACCGACTGAGTGACCGAGTCGCCGACGTACACCGACAGGTGTTAGCGCTGCTAGAGGAGGTCGACGAAACGAAGTTTCTCTTAGAGCACAGGCAGTTGTACTACGCGGCGACCAAGCTCAGGCTGGCCGCGTTTAACATGCGGCACACTGAGACAGAGGAGGCCGACAGTGAACCGACTGAGTGAGACGACAGCAGCGATTTTCCTGATCGCTCTCGCGTTCGTCCTCGTGGCTACGATCGTGCTGTTCACGCTCGTGATCGCGGTGCTGCCATGAGGCTACTACTAGGCGACAGCCTGCATGTGCTGCAATCGCTGCCTGCTGAGTCGATCGACTCCGTGGTGACTGATCCACCGTACGGGCTTGCGTTCATGGGTAAACGCTGGGACTACGACGTTCCAAGCGTAGACCTGTGGCGCGAGGTGTTCCGCGTTCTGAAACCGGGCGGGCACCTACTGGCGTTCGCTGGGACTCGAACCCAACACCGGATGTGCGTAAACATCGAGGACGCGGGCTTCGAGATCCGAGACATGATCGCGTGGGTGTACGGATCCGGCTTCCCAAAGTCGCTTGACGTGTCGAAGGCGATCGACCGGCAGCGACACGACCAAGCCCAGGTTTATCGCGTCACCGAGTGGATACGGCGTACGCGTGACGCGGCCAACGTCACCAATCGCGAGATCGATCTTGCGTTCGGCTTCAATGGCATGGCTGGCCATTGGACCAGTTCGGGCAGTCAGCCGAGTGTCCCAACGATAGAGCAGATCCCGCCACTCCTCCAAATCCTTGGTGTGACGCTTAGCGACGTGCCCGACGACATCCGCGAATTGATCTACACGCTCAACACCCCCAAAGGGCAACCGGGCAAGGCTTGGCAGGAGCGCGAGGTGGTGGGGTCAGACACTAAGGCACGCAGCACCGCTGGAAAGTCGGCGTTGCCAATGATGGGAGCCACTACCGTCTATGAAACATGGGACATCACCGCCCCCGCCACCGAAGCCGCGAAACAGTGGGAGGGCTGGGGCACTGCCCTAAAGCCTGCGCTCGAGCCAATCACCGTGGCACGTAAGCCGCTGATCGGCACTGTCGCAGCCAACGTTCAGCAGTTCGGCACCGGCGCGATCAACGTGGACGGGTGCCGGGTGGGGTCAGTGTCTGGCCGATGGCCTGCCAACCTGATCCACGACGGCAGCGACGAGGTGGTGCGGATGTTCCCTGCGGCGGAGAAGGGGCGAGCTAGAATGAAGGGGACTATGGGTCGATCTCCGTTCTCGGAGATCGAAGGCAGCGGGCGCAACGAATCAAGCAACAGCCTGAGAGGTCATAACGACAACGGCGGCAGCGCGGCCCGGTTCTTCTACTGCGCCAAGGCCTCCCAGGCCGAGCGATCGGCAGGCTTAAAACATCGAGAGCCTGCGACTGTCAGCGACGGACGCACTGCACCCAACGACACCGCCTACCAGCGAGATCAGACACCGCGCCGAAACATACACCCGACCGTGAAGCCGATCGCCCTGATGCGCTACCTCGTCCGACTCGTCACCCCACCAGGAAGCACCGTGCTTGACCCGTTTATGGGCAGCGGCACCACGGGCATCGCAGCCGCTCTGGAAGGGTTTGACTTCGTCGGCATCGAGCGCGAGCCCGAGTATCTCGAGATCGCACAGGCTCGCATCGCGCACTGGTCACAGCGGCCAGCCAACCGCCCAGCCAAAAAAGCCCCGGACGTGCTGCCCGGTCAGCTCTCGCTCTTTGGAGGTGGCTCATGATCGCCGAGTACCTGTTCCAGCGTCAGCAATCCGAGGCGTTTCAGCCTGGCGATCGTGTGCGCTCGCGGCGTCCGTTCACTCCGGGTGGCAAGTGTCTGAACGGCGTTGTCCAGGAGACGTTCACTCCGAAAGCACCGCGCCGATCTCGCTGCCCCACGATCCCGCGTTACCTCGTGGTGTGGGAGGACCGCACCTTCGGATGGTACGTCCGTTACGACCTCGAGCGCAGACCAAGCCCACGTGACCAACACACGTTCCAGTTTTAGCCCAGGCTAAAAAAAACTTGACGCCACATGCTGTGGTGTGCAACGTATACCCTACCAGCATAGGGTACAGGGCACATGACATGGGACAGCGTGAGTGGCACAGGCAAGACGGCGAGACGGCCAAAGCCTTCGAGGCTTTCTGTGCATACCTGCACCTGGGCTCTCAGCGCTCGATCGATCTGGCCTATCAGCAGATCCACGACATCGGCAAAAAATCGGCAAGACCTCGGCACTGGCAAGAGTGGAGCCGACAACATGACTGGGTGGCCCGAGCTGCCGCCTTCGACGTCTGGATCGCCAGCCAAGCCCAGCAGCAGACAGCCGACCTCACGACGCAGATCGTCACACGAGCTAAGCGCGCGAGCCTCAAAGCGATTTCTAAGGTTGACGCCAGCCTGGACGACGCCCAGGAAATGGCTGACCTCACGAAAGCCCTCAACTCTCTCACCGCTGCGATTCAGCGACTACAGCCGCAGGACCAGACGCCAACCGTCTCCCAGATCGTGGTGTCGTTCGATGAGTAGCGCAGCACCCCAACTCCAACCCAGGCCCGTGCTCAACTGCACGATCCCCTATAAGCCTCTCCCCCACCAGCGACGCTTCCACGACGACCGCACGCCCTATCGGCTGCTCCGTGGTGGCGTCGGCTCTGGGAAAACTCTAGCCGGTGCCGCCGAGTCGATCCGGCTCGCCATCGCCAACCCACAATGCGACGGGCTAATCGTCGCTCCTACCTGGGGCATCCTACACCGCACCACGCTTCGGACGTTTGTCCAACTCCTACCCAAGCCACTCCTCGCACGCCAGGCCAAATCCGAACGCTACCTCCAACTGGTGAACGGCTCTCGAGTGTACTACGGCAGCGCCGACCGCCCTGACACGCTTGAAGGCGCAAACCTCGCGTGGGCGTGGGGTGACGAGGGCCGCTACTGGTCCCGCGAGGCGTGGCAGATTCTCATAGCTCGCGTTCGTGCTCCGTCAGCTCAGCACCGTTCGATCGTCGTTACTTCAACCCCGTCGATGAACTGGCTGTACGACGTGTGGGGTGAGGCCAAAACTGGCTACGCCGACCACAACGCCAGCACAGCCGACAACCCCTACCTTCCAGCCGAGTACGACGCAGCGCTCAGGCGCTCCTACTCCGAAGCGCTCTACCGTCAATACGCTGGCGGTGAGTGGGGCATCGGTGAAGGGCAAGTGTTCCCCGAGTTCGACACCGCGATCCACTGTTGCCCTGGCCTGACACCCGGCACGAACGCTACTGTGGATCTCGCGATCGACCTCGGTGTGAGGAGGCCCGCTGTCGTCTACCTGCAAGGGTTCAACCGTGACAGCCGCTGTCCGATCCACGGCGATAACACCGAGTGCATCCACATCGTCGGTGAGTTCCTGCCGAACGACTGCCCCACCTATCAGCTCGCCTGGGAAATCCGATACGACCTACAGCGCCGGGGTTGGCTTCCTGGTGTCGCGTACATCGACCCAGCCGGGGCAAACCGCGACATACAGACGGGACGTCGAGACGTGGAGGTGCTCGAGGGCGCGGGCTTCCGTGTCGAGTACAGCCACGATCCAGTCATGCGGAGCGTTGGTGTCGGCACTGAGCACCTCCGGGCGCTTCTCCGTCCTGTGGAGGGCTCGCCGAAACTGTACATTGACTCGCACCTGTCGGAGAAATCGGCCAGTCCTCGCGGCATCGTCCGGGCGTTCGCTCGGGCTGAGAAAGACGAGAAGCGCGAGGGCCGCACCTACCGGAAAGACGGGGAACTCGATCACGTCCTCGACTGTCTGCGCTACGGCGTCAACCATCTAATCGCCCCAGTGGGCAGAGGGATAGAGGTGTTCTGATGCCACTGGATCTTGACTATCTACGGAAGGAATGGGGCTACAGCAGGAAGCGCCGGACCAAGTGCCTCGCTAGGCGTGAGGTGTACCAGCACGACTGGTACGAGCAGCTTCGTGATGAGGTGCTCAAGCAGTTCCTGCCGCAGAACGCCGACAAGCTGCTGAGCCGTGCCGATACCAGCATGAACATTCTCCGCTGGGCGACAGACACGATCGCAGCAATCTACAGTCGCCCAGTCCACCGGATGATCGGCGACACACTCCTGGCTCCAATGGCCGAGGTTGATCTTGCTCTCGACCTCGCGTGCAAACTGACGTTCTACCAGGGCGAGGCGCTCGTACGGCCGTTCTGGGCTGGCGACCGCCTCCTCCTGGACGTGGTGCCGGCTGACAGATTCCTGGCAGTGCCCGACCAACTCGACAGGCTGAAACTGAAGGCTGTCGTGATCAGCGACACCAACAGCCGGGGTGACGTAATCGGGTTCACAGTGTGGACGCGGGACGAGCACTACGAGCTCAACCGCGACTGGACGATCCGCACACCGAACGAGGAGCGGGCCAACCCTTACGGTGTGATCCCCTACGTCTGCTCGCACGCTCAGTATCCCAGCGCTACGTTCTGGCACTGGCACGAGGCTGAGGGGCTCCACCAGGCCACGCTACAGCTCGGCGTCGCCATGACGGACTGGCACCACCTCAGACACCTACAGTCGTTTAAACAGCTCGCCATCCGCACCGAGGGCTCTGACCGCTCGAAGACGGCGAAGCTAGCAAGCGATCCGAGCTCCACGCTTTTGCTGTCAGGGCCGACGGCGTCAGCCCAGGTTCTCGACATGCAAGCGAACCTCACCGCCTACCTGGACGCCCTTCTCACCAAGGTCGAGTCGATCCTCCAACTGTACGGGATCAAACCGGAAGTGGCACGCGGCACCGAGCAAGCCCAGAGTGGCTACGCCCTCAAGCTGAAACTCTACGGGCTCCAGGAACAGTGGGAGCAGCAGCGCCAGCTATGGCGACTGTGGGAGCGTGAGATGTGGCGCGTCGCTGCCGTGACTGTGCCACTCGAAGGTGGCCCGGCTATGCCCGATGGCTCACTCCAAATCACCTACCCCGAGCTAGGACCCGGACGCGATCCAGCGGAGCTGTCCAACCTCGCAACCCAGCAGTACAGCGCCGGCATTGTCAGCCGCTCCGAAGCGCTTCGGATGACGGACCGCAGCGAGCAGCAGATTGAGCAGATTGAGCTCGAGATCCTCGAGGAGTCGGCAGCACAGCCCTCCTTTGAGATCCCGCTCGACTTGGAGGAGGGCGTATGATTAGTCCAGGCGTCCTCGACAGGATTCTAACCACCGGCGCGTTCGCCCTATCTGGACGGCGCGTCTCGGCAGTGCTCGATGCCCTCCTCAGTGGAGCGTCTCTTGTGGAGGCGTTCCGTGCTGGCGGTATCTACACAGCCGCCACCCGCACGCTAAAACGTGCCGCCGATCAGACGCTGTCCGCGTTCGGCTCAGCCTACCAGATCGACGCTGCCCTGACTGGCCCGATCAGTCGACGGGCTGTGCTCGTGGGCCAGTCGTTCGCCCAGCGGTCACTGGCTCACCTCGCTGGCCTAGCAGAGCCAAACCTACGCACAGGACTCAGGCTGTACCAGACAGGCCAAATCTCGAAGCAGGCGCTCACAGCGCTGCTTCCTGTGCCCCAAATCAACACGCTCGTCAACACCGGGCTAGCTGGCATACAGCGCCAGGTGTCGAAGCAAGCCGCGCAGCTCGTCACCGAGTCAGGCGCAATCCTCTACTTGTACGCAGGGCCAGACGACGCAGCCGCGAGGCCCTACTGTGCCGCACTGGCCGGGCTCGTGGTGGAAGAGTCAGCGCTCGCCAACACACCGAACGCCCAGGGGCTTAACCCTACTGTCTACTGTGGCGGCTACAACTGTCGCCACAGCCTGATCCCCGTAAACGAGTCGATCGTGCGTGAGCAGGGGCTCACCCTGGCCACCGCCAGCGACTACAACGATGCCGCCTGGGGCGCAGCGAGGAGGGGCTAATGGCACTCAGCAGCAAACTCAAGCAGATCGTCGACAGTCGCCTCAGCGTCGTCGCGCTCGAGGTAGGGCAGGCGATCGGGCAGGCCCAGATCGTAAACCTGCGACAGCGAGTGGCCCAGGGGCTCGGCGTCTACGACCAGAAGATGCCACCCTACAGCCCTAGCTACCGAATCGAGCGGGCAGCGACAGGTCGACAGGTCGACAACCGCGACCTCACCTACTCAGGCAGGATGCTGGGCTCACTTACCCAAGAGCTGAACGCCAGCGAGACTGGTGTCACTGTCGTGATCCGATTTGCTGACGTAGCCAGCCAGAGGAAAGCCCGCCAGAACCAGCGGATCTCGCCCTGGTTCGGCGTCTCACCCCGCGACCTGCGAACGCTCCGAGCGGTGCAGGCAGACGCACTCACCCGAGCCCTAAAGAGGAGAACCTGATGGAAACGTCCCCAGCCATCGAGGCACCCGCAGCACCCGAAGCTACCGAAGCACCCGCAGTCGAGGCCACACCGATTGAGCAGGCTATCGAGCAGGCCACAAAGGCCCAGCAGCCCGAAGCTACCGAAGCCACCGAGGCAACACCCGAGGACCTGGACGCCCGGATCACAGCAGCAGTCGCAGCAGCACTGGAACGACTCCAACCGGCGCAACCCGAGCCCGCACCCGTTGAAACAGCCGAGCCCGCGAGCGAGCCACACCCAGCCGAGGAAGCGCTGAAGGCCCGAATCACTGCCGATCTCGACACGCTAGGCGACGACGATCGCGCACTGGTCGAGGCGCTGGCAGGCGACGACATGATCGCCCAGGCGAAAATTTACACGGCGCTCATGAAGGCCGGCAAGATCTCACCCAAGGCCGACGAGGCCAAAGCACCGGCACCACCGGTGAAACGAACTGACATGAACTCACCCGGCACGACACAGCCGACCGACTGGAAGAGCGCGGAAGCCGCGTTCGCTCGGGCGGTGCGTGGCGTGCGTTTCTAACTGTCCTGACAGCAGGACGCAAACTACAGGAGTGGCCAGATGGCAACTACGACATTCACTGACTTGAGCGCGATCCTGCTGGACAAGTACGGCGCTGTGATTGCGAAGGCGTTCACCGAGTACGGTCCAGGCAACCAGCTCATTCCCGAGAACTCGATCATGGGCAGGCTCGCAGCCAAAGGCCGCGTCGTGATCGGCAGCAACGACATCAGCGACCGCTACGCGAAAGAATGGGGTGTTCACACCACCGCGTTCACCGCGTCCAGCTACGGCGGATCTGACTCTTACCCCAGCAGCGTGGCTCCCTCGTTCGCTACCGCGTCGCTTCCCTGGAAGCGCTACGGTATCAGCATGGAGTTCGATAACCTTGTGCGCGTCGCCCGTGCAGCAGCTCGCGGCAACGTCAACGCCCTCAACTTCGAGTTCCAAGCCAAGCTGAAGGCCCTGATCAGCCAGATCGAAAAGGACCTCAGCGGCGACGGCACCGCGAACAGCAGCAAGGTGATCACTGGCGTGAAAGCCTTCATGTCGACCTCGAACACCTACGCAGGCATCAACCAGTCGACCTCCTCCTACTGGCAGGCTCGGATCGACGACGCGAGCAGCGCAAGCCTGGCGTCCTCCAACCTCGAGACGATCGCGAAATTGCTTTACGACAACAACGGCATTGGGCCTAACTCCGAGATCTGGATGTCCTCTACCCAGTGGCCCAAGTTCACCGCGCTCTACTCCTCCAACATTCGCTACACCCCCGGTGGCATGGGCGGAACCAGCGTCGAGCCTCGCTACGTCGACGGCCTGGTGGACCTGCCGATCTACATCATCCCCTCGCTCAGTCAGTCGGCTACCACCGACGAGATATGGTTTTGCAATCTGGACGATCTCAGCCTCCACTTCCTCGATCACACTCCCCAGGACACCATGCCCGTCGACCCCGACCAGGAAGTGCTTCACGAGGGCGTTCCCGTTGGCATCGAGCAGGTGGAGACCGGGAAGGACAGCAAGGCTCTCTTCCTGAAATCCTACTGTCAGCTCGTCTGTGCCAACCCCCGTAACTTCGGCGCGATCATCAACCTCGCGACCTGATAACACACCCAACACGATCACGCGAGTCGCTCTGTGACACTGTCACTCTGCGGACTGTCACTCTCCTCAGGGACGCGTGATCCTTTATCTCTACAGGAGTACTGATCATGGCGATCACAGTATTGAAAGGCCGCAAGCTCGGCGATCAGGTAGCAGGCGGATCCGAGGTCCGTGGCTCTATCGCTGGCCCAGCCAGCTACGCAACCGGTGGCTTCGCTGCCGACATCGAAGCCGATCTCGGCGTCGCTGCCGCAGACATGGACTACTGCATCGTGTCGGCCACAGGTGGCTACATCGGCGAGTTCGACGGCAACAACGACAAGGTCATCGCGTACGCTAGCGGTGGCACCGAGGTCAGCGCCACTACCAACCTCAGCGGCGAGACGTTCTATCTCACCGTGAAGGTGAAGAACACCACAGCGTAAGCACGCGCCACACGGCGCACTCAACAACCCTAAACTCCCCGTCCCCAGGAGGTAACCGACATGAGACACTTAGACAGCTTACTCGACGATCTACTCGCCCTACGACCTCACGACAGGCCCACGTTCTTCCAGATGCGTGGCGAGCAGGAGCGTGAGGCCATAATGGCGATGTGGGCCGAGTCACCAAGGCTACGAGCCACTGACATTTGTGCACTGCCCCAACCCTACCAGGCCGAGCTTGTCTCGTTCGTGGTGGGCGATCCTCAGCGTGGCAGGCCCGGTGTGGGTGGTGTGTTTCGTGTCGAACCGACTGGGAAGCCAGTCAACCTGGAACGCGGCAGCATGGGCAACAAGCGCAAGTTCGACACGATCACGAAGGCCACGTTCTTACCGGCTGATCGTGCGATTCATGCGCTGCTCTGTTATGGCCCGGATGCCGCGAACGAAGCCGCGCGTGGGCGACTGCGAGAGGTGAGCGAGGAGCAGGCCGAACAGCCCGCACCTAACGCACCCATCGCAGCCGACCCACTGGCGGCTACCCAATCTACACCACCCCGCGAGACAGCGAAGGCCCGAGCGGCACGCGAGCTCTACGAGGAGCTCGGCGATCTCGAGGCGGTGTCACAGCAGCTCTACCCCAAATCGAAGCAGCACCCAAGCCCGGTGATCCGTCGCTGGGCGGCTGAATTCGACTGGCCACTGGCGTGAGGTGAACCATGATCCCAGTCGCGATACAGGACAGAACGAGCACACTTCAGATCCGGCACGTCGACCCCGACACCGGCGCTGAGATCACGCTGGCCAGCGGCACGATCACGATTTACGACGACGGCAGCAGCGAGATAGTACCTGCTACAGCAGTGACAGTCTCGGGCTCGCTGGCGTCGTACTCGCGTACCTGGCCCGAGGCGTCGTTCGAGCTCGGCAGGTATCGCGCGGTGTGGTCCCTTGTCGATGGCTCAGCAGTCACCCGGCTCGAAGACTTCTACTTCGAGGTGGTGCTTCGGCGCTTCAGGCGTCCGATCAGCGAAAGTGACTTCGCAAGCCGCTACCCGTACCTCACCAACCTGCTCCCGTCTGGCGCTACGCTGGCCGCGTACCTCGACGGCGCGTGGACCGAGCTCGGGAACATCCTCTACGCTCGGCTCGGTGAGTACCCAGGCAATCTGCTCTACCCGGAGCAGCTAGCCAGTGCGTGCGAGCTACTGACAGTCAGCCACATCCACCGGGCGATCATGATGGCAGTCGGCACCGAGGACGAGCTCAAAGCGACGCAGTATCGCGAGCTCGCCTTCCAGGCGCTCGACACGGCGCTGTCGTTCGTCCGTCTAAACCGAGACGACGATCGCAACCCAGATCCTCGAGAGTACGGCGTGTTCGGCGCTGGGGAGCTGATCCGGTGAGTCTGACGCAGGCCATAACCGAGGTGAAGGCTCGACTCGATGGGCTGTCGCTGACTGAGGACCCCGACAAGCGCGAGTTCACACTGGCCGCGTCCTCTAAGACGAGCATCGACGGCCACTACAAGCTGAAGGTGGACTCTGTCGGCAACCCCTGGCCCGAGCTCTCGCTGAACGCGAACGCCTGGTACTGCCAGGTTGAACTCGAGGTCAGCACCCTGATGGGGAACGACCAGACAGCCAGCACGATCACAGCCGACACCAGGGCGCGAGCAATACGCGAGAGCCTGCACTACACCGGGCTCACCTACGGGTTCGTCTTCGACTTCGAGGAGCCACGGCGCGTCGACGTGCCGAACAACCCGAGGCTGAGGCTGTGGGTGTGGCGCTTCAAGCTCAGATACCAGGAGTAACAGCGATGAGCAGGATCAGACGAGGGCCGAACGATCAGCCCGCACCAACACCAACGCAGCCAGCGGCACCCGCCGACGATCTGGCACCTACCCCAACACCCGAGCCCGAAGAGGCCGTAGAGATCGAGGAGTCAGACGACGATGGCGACAACGACGAGTAGCTTCCCCAACGTGTCGAAGGCGGTAAGCCTGGTGGCGTTCACACCAGAGGTCAGCCAGGGCACCAAGAACGTAAAATTTGAAGTGGCCACAGGGAGCGGCACTAGCGTGACTGTGAGCACTGGCGGATCAGGGCGCGACGACGCCGCACTGGCAAACGCACCTGACGACCTGTTTAACGGCTGTCAGCTCTACGTCGTCGACGGCTCAGCAGCGGGCGACCTCCACACGATCACCGACTTCACGGAGTCAGGCGGCACCGCGACATTTACCCTCGGCAGTTCGCTGAGTTCGGCTATGACGTCGGGTAACGTGATCTGGGTACTGGCCCCACTGCCCGCGTCCAACTTCACGATCGCACCCACCACCGAGAACCTCGAGCGCGACTTCCACCGGCTGGGTCTCGACAAGGCCAGCCCGGTGAAGGGCATCAACTTGAACAACGGCTCGACCGACGTCGAGGTCATGGGGCTCGTACAGGAGTTGGGCAACGGCGACACCTACACGCTCGACCGGTACAGTCAGCTCATGGCCTGCTTCGGCTCACAAGACTCGTACGCTGGCACACTGATCAGCGGCGGCAGCAGCACCACTACACGGTGGGACGTAGCCGACGCTTCGGGCTTCAGCGTCAACGACATTGTGATGTGTAACGGCGAGGCGCGACGTGTCACAGCAGTCGACACAGCATCGACACCCGACAACATCACTGTCACACCAGCAGCCAGCCAGGAACCCGACGACCTCGACGAAGTCTTTGGCTTCGAGGTCACCACACCGGACGACACTGGCCACCGCAGCGTCACCATGCTGTTCCTTCAGGATGACCAGCTCATCGAGGCTGCGGGCTGTGTCCTGAACATCGGCATGTCAGCAACGTTCGGCGAGATCGCACTGTTCGCAGTCGACTGGGACGGTGAGACGTGGCTCGTTACAGACGCTGTGACCCTCGGCACCCAGCTCGCGAAGAACCCGATCGGCGTCACTGTCGCGTCAGCCTACTTCGGCACCACCGAGATGTGTCTGAACAGCTTCAGCTTCGACCTGGGCCACGGACGCCAGGAGATCAGAGACGCTTGCTCAAACGGCGTGCGCTACTTTGTGCGCGAGCGAGCCAGCACACTGCAAGTCGTGTTCCGTGACAAAAACAAGGTGCCTCTCGAGACGTGGCAGAAGACGGGCACGAAGGCCCGACTCCTGCTTCAGATCGGGAACGCTGCTGGCGCTGTCGTCGTGATTGAAGGATGGGCCACAGTCGGCGACCCCATTGGAATGGCCGACGTTGGTTCAACCCAGTACTGGGATGCCACGTTCCAGTTCTTCGACGATCAGACCAGCACCACACCAACTACCGCGCGCATTGCTCGCGGCTAACACTAACACCCAACTCCCCGTCCCCAGGAGGTTCACACATGGCAGGCTTCGACCTTACACGGCTTTACGGTGGCCGCACTCAGATCCACTTCGACAGCAGCGATCCAGACGCCCCAATCATCGCGTGGTGTCACTACCCCACGCCCGAGGAGTCGGCGCAGGCGTTCCAACACGCTGGCCTAACACTCGACGACGACGGCGGGATCGAGTACCCGAGTGACAACCGATTTGAGATCGCGCCAGCGATGGCCCGCGCTCATGTGGAGCTGGCCTGCCTATGTATCGACGACGTCGAGAACCTGGACGACTGGCCGTCTGTCTGCACCGAGATCGCTCCGTCTGGACTGACTCGGCTGACAGCAGCGGCCATCGCTCTCCTCCCACGCCTGGCGCTGCGTAAAATCGGCGAGCAGATGTGGGAGCTCTCACAGGTGAGCGAGGAGGAGGGAAACGACTGAGGGCCGCTGCGTTCTGGCCGTACGTCCAGGAGATCCAGCGACCCGGTAACGACTGCGCGAAGTGCCGAACGTCACAGACGTTGCGCTCGGCATGGGGCTGTGAAGGCCCCAGTCGTGCAGGGCCCTGGGGCCAGGGGTTCACGTATGATCTGGGCGGCACCGTGATCAATCGGTGCCCGCTCAAACTGCTCCGACACCCGTGGACCCAGGCTGTGCTTGCCCTGTTTGGTAGCTACCGACACGGCATCACGCCCAACGGCAGCGGGCTGAGGCACGAGACGCTACACTATCAGCGAGCCATGCAGGCGATCGAGAGCGCCAGCAGCGAGGCTGAATCCTGGTACATGAAGAAGCAGAACGACAGGAGGCCCGACAGTGGCAACATTCGGCAGCGGTGAGCAACTCGAGATAACGATGGTGGTCGACTCCACCCAGGCCGAACGCTCGGTTGAGAAAGTGGGCAAGGCCGTCGACAAGGTCGAGAAGGAGACCAAGGGGCTCAAGGACGAGTTCAAGGCCACTGGCACCCGAGCCAAGGAGAATTTTGCAAAGGCGGCTGTGGCCGTCGCGAAAGTCGGCGCAGCAGTGGCCCTGGGTGTCGGTGCGTTTAAGGCGATGCAGGCAATCGTCGCCCGTGTCAACACGCAGTTCGACACCCTGGCGAGCGCGAAACTGTTCAACGTCACGCTACAAGACGCCAGCCAACTCCAGGGCGTGCTCAGCGACGTTAAGACGCAGTTTGAGGCGCTGTCACTAGCCACAGAGGCCGCACAGCTTGGGTTGAGCCAGGAGGAGATCCAGCGATTCGCGCACCTGGTTAACATACTGGCCGCAGTCACGGGCGAATCGAAAGCAACGCTCGAGGCGAGGCTGAAGACAGGCCAGATCACGGCACGCGAGCTCGGCGCACTCTCCAAAATCACCGGCGAGGTGAAGACCCAGGCTGGGCTACAGAACCAGATGCTACGCCAGCAGGCTGCACAGGGAGGCGCAGCGCTTGGACAGGGGCAGCGTATCCAAGCGCTCCTACAGTTTACCGGGGCCAGCGCAGCGATGGAGCGCAGCCTTGGCGAGCTCGGGAAGGCCAACCCGTTCGACGAGATCGCGAAGGATCTCAGGAGCATCGGTGAGGGTATCGTCAAGGATCTCATGCCAGCGATCAGGGACTTCGCAGACGCGCTGAAGGGTTTGAAGGGTCCGATCCGAGACGTGGCTAGCACAGTGACCGGATTTCTACAGAAGTCAGCCACGGGCTGGGCTCAACTGTACGTTCGGATCACGAAGGGGCAGGCTGCGCTGGACGCGACGCTCCGAAACGCAGCAGCAGCGGAGCAGCAGCGACAGCAGCGAGCTCAGCAGGCTCTCGAGGACCGGCTCGAGGCCGAGCTTGAGGCAGTGAAAAAACGGTACACGGCAGAGGGCCGGGCAGCAGCGGCAGCAGAGCGACGACGCAAGGCTCAAGCCAAGGCACGCCAACAGGCACAAAGCGAAGCATTGCAGGAGCAGATCGCCAGGCAGGGAGCAGCACGAGCAGCACTGCGAAATTTCGAGCGTTCAGCATTGGCAGCGATCTCGGCACAAGGTGCGGCAGGCATCGGGCCAGTTATTGCGGGCATGGCCCAGGCTCTCGAGCTTGCGAAGCAGTTCACCGCACAGCTCGGGCCAAACTTTCTAGAGGCTACGAGCAAGAGCGCTCGTCGAGCCCAGTTCCTGGTGAAGTCGGCAATGGAGGCTGGGCTGGGTGGCCTCGACAACATGATCAAAGGCGAGCAACAGCGCACCAACAACCTACGCGCAGCCCTGCTGGTGAGTCAGTCACAGGTCAAGGAACAGCAGGTACAGAACGAGCTCATCAACAAGCGCAAGACACTGGGCCAGGCCGAGGTAGCGATCAACCGAACGATTGCAGTGCTCGAGAAGTCGCGCAGCGATCTGGCCACACGCCAGATCAACTCGCTTCTCAACACACTCGAGATCGTCAAGGCCGAGGCCAAGGAGCAAGAGAAGCTACTCAAGCTCACCCTTCAGCTCGCTAAGGTGGAGGAGAGGGCGTCTCTCGCGTCCCAACGTGTCCAGGCCGCACAAGCCGAGGCCAGCGCCACAGAGCAGCTACGCACGGACCGTGAAAAACTCGCGCAACTGGACGGTTTCATCGTCAGGGACCGGGGTGATGCTGCCCTGGCGACGATGAAAGATCTCGAGGCGCAAGCTGAGCTACTCAAGATTGAGATCGCTCGACTCACTGCGCGTCGAAAGCTGGCGCAGACAGACGCTGACCGCAAGATCCTGGCGAAGCAGATCAAGGAGGCCACCAACCTACGCAAAGTTGTGAACCAACGAGCCGACACGCAGGCCAAGATCGCTCTGAGCCAGTCAGCCCAGGCCAAACTTGCAGCGGAGCAGTACCGGCTCGAGCAGCAGCGCCAAGCACTGACGCGGAAAGGCCAACTCACCGAACAGCGCGCACGAATCGCAGGACTCCAGGCGGGTGTTTCAGGCCAGCCCGGCGAGGTACCAGCGATGGCTCAGGTGCGAAGCCTGCAAACCCAGATTGCCGAGCAGGAGGCGACGCGACTTAGCCTTGAGAAACAACGCCGACAGCTCAACCCAGCCAGCCAGCAAGCCCAACGCATGGCGGCGCAGATCACGTTTTTGAAGACGTCCGTCGACCTCAGGAAACAGGAGCTCGACGTCACGAGACAGCAGGTGCAGCTTGAGGAGTACCGGCGCACTGGCCTAGGGGCGTTTGTCATGACGCTCCGTGACTCGGTGAGAAACACCACAGCCGAGCTCGGGCAGCTCGCGGCGAACCAGTTCCTGGGGCTTGCCCAGAAGATCAGCGGAGCGTTCAGCACGATTTTCACCGACATGATTACGCAGCCAGAGCAGGCGCTCTCCAACTTCGGAAAGTCGATCTTGAGCGCGCTCGGTGACGTGGCGCTCTCGTTCGCTGCCGTGTTCGCAGCGAAAGCAGCGGGCTTCTTGGTGGTGCCAGGTGGGCAGGCCACAGCGGCGGGATTGTTCGGAGCGTCGGCAGGCTTAGGCGTCCTTGGTGGGCTTCTGAAGGGCGGCGCTGCCGTCGTGGGTGGGCAGGGCCAGTCTAGCACTAGCACGGCACCATCCAGCACCTTTCAAGCGAGCGTACCGGGCCAGACGCCACCTCAGGAGGCTGAACGTCAGATCGTGATCTTCAACAACATTAACTCGGTGCCGTGGCGTCGGGCTCGCGATACAGCGCCAGCCGAGTATCGCTCGATGGCTCGCTGGGCTAAGGCGCAGGCCAGGGCCACCGGGATCAAAATCGGAGGGCTGGGCTAGTGCCGACACTCGCAATCCCCTATTTTTGGGGGCAGATCACCATCACAGCAGGCAGCAACGACCGGCTAGACTGGGCCGAGGACAACGGGACCACCGTGCTGAACCTCGATACTACAGTCCCAGCGGGCACCTACTGGCCGTACAGCGCGACAGCCAGCGAGAGTCTGGCCTACCAAATCGCCAACGCGCTCACTCTCGAGTCAGCAGCGTCGGGCTACTCCGGCTCCTACAGCGTGAACGTGGAGGACAGCAGCATCCAGATCACAGCAGCAGGCGGCACGCTGGCGGGGTTCTACCTGAAGACCTCGACTGCCGAGAGTGACAAACTTCTCACCGGCGGTGACGTGGACGAGGGCGAGCAGGGAGCGAACCACTACGGCTGGATCGTTGACGCCTCGGGGGTATACCCAGGCGACGATCTCGCGTTCGACAGCGACACGATCCCATGTAATTGCTGGCACCCGAAAGGCCCTGTGACGAACACCACTGTAGTGGCAGGCGACGACCTGCGCTACACCAGCGGTGTGTCTCAGGTAGAGACGCTTGGCGGGCGTGTTGTCGTGCGTGACTTCACCGGGGCCATTGCACCCAACGAGGTGGCCTACAGAGAGCGGCGAGTCCTCCAGACAAATTTCCTGACGGACGACGACCGTGAACGGTACGTCTCACAGTTCTGGCTGCCGTACGCGAAGACCGGCAGTAAAATCAGGTACATCGCCGACAAGACGCAGCCTGACGACTACGAGGAGCGCCACCTGTTCGGCGACTCGCTCAGCACACTGGCCCCAACTCGCCTCCCTGGCTACCCGTATTTCGATCTGACGATCGAGACAAAACTCTGGAAGGCGTAGACGACGATGGCACAGCAGCAACGGGACTTTCTGATCGAGATCGAGGGCGAGAGCGTAGCTTTTACGGGCGCAGGGTCACTGGTGACACCAGGTTGGGGACAGACTCTGGTAGAGGCCGTGATCACTGCCCCACCTATCATGACCATGGGCGTGAGCCCCTACGACGGCTCTTTCCAGAACGGCGGGCTAAGCGTCGGTGTCACCGAGGTCAGCGCCTACCTACAGAGCAGGCTCACCGAGCCACGAACGACGCTGACAGCCGACATAAACCGCACGACCACCACTGTCAGCGTGACAGACACCAGCCTGTTCGCTGCGTCGGGTGTGATCTGGGTGGGACGTGAGGCCATCGCGTACGGTGCGAAGACGGCCTCGGCGTTCACAGGCTGTACTCGCGGTTACTACGGGACGACAGCCCAGGAGCACAGCGAGACAGTCAAGCCTGTGAACGGTTCACAAGCGGTGTACGGCTACAACCCCACGTGGTTCGGGCGAAAAGTGTGGATCAGGATCTTCGACCCCACCGAAGCAGCGCCAGCGCTCACCACAATTGCATCGGGCCGCATTGACGGCGTGTCGTTCGACGGCACCGGGTTTGTCCTGTCGCTAATCTCAGTCGCGCAGGACCTCGAGAGGGAGACGATTGCAGCAGGACAGCGGGCCACTGGCCGTCTCAGGTTCGCGAACGTGCGCGACGAAAAACGCCGTGGCCTGGTGGGTGCGGGTTCGATACCGAAGGACCAGACAGTGGCCAGCGTGTTTGTCGTCGTCGACCGCGAGTCTGAACCGTTTCAGCGCGACACGACGGCAGCAGCCGGGGTCCTCGCCACTGTGACGAACGCAGCCATCGCAGTGAACGACGAAGTGATCAGCTATCGCCAAACGGCGTACCCGGCGATCTCGGCTGTGGTGAACAACGTGTTCACCACGTCACGCGGGCCATCCTACCAGCTCGGCGCTGGCGGTGGCCTGTTCCGCGTCGGTGACTCAATCCGATTCACGGACAGCGCGACGTCGGAGATCGTGACGACCACCGTCACCTACATCAACGACCTGGGGTACGTCTACCACGCAGCGACGGGGAAAGCACCGGCTGTCGGCTCGTCTGTCACCTCGCCCAACCTACAACTGTTTGCCCAACTCACTCGCGCACAGGTGTCGACGAAGCAGGAGGACCACGCGCACGGGTCACCCGTCCAACAGGTCTACGTTCAATCGGGCTCACACGTCGATCTCGTCCTTCAGTTACTGCTCAGCGACAGAGGAGACGGCACCAACGGCGTCTACGACGTCCTACCCAGCGGATTCGGGGCAGGGCTTACACTGGCCGACGTCGACGTTGACAGTTTTGCCTCGCTCCGTCCGTTTTCAATCGCACACACCGCGGTGCTACGTGAGCCAGTTTCGCCAAAATCAGCGCTCCAGGAGCTCGCACACGCGACAGGTGGACGGATCTACGTCAGCACGTCTGGACAAATCACAGCACGCCACGATTACGCCCTCTACCCCGACAGTACGAGCCAGCGCACGCTCACGGTCGACGACCTGATCAGCCTGCCAACTTGGGCCATCGAGACGGGGCGCATTTATAACCAGTGGACCTGGAAGTTTGAGCGCGACAGAGTTACTACAACCTACTCTGTGGGCGAGAGTGTCGCAGTTCACGGGCCACGCAGTTACCCCGAAGTGTCGGGCGGTAGAGCGGCACTGTACCCGGCAGCGTCAGCGATCGGCGTTGCACAATTCCTGGCCGTCTCCACGTTGCTACGGTACGGCCAGCCTACGCCAATGCTCACCTGTGAGATCCCTGAAAACGAGCTCGACGTGCTCGAGCCGGGGCAGCTCATCCAGGTGACGATTCCACACCTACCGACGCAGACAGGAAGCACCGGTCTGAACCTGGCATGGTTTGAGGTGGTAGAGTTTTCACCCAGCGGTGAAGCAGTCACGCTGCGACTTTTGAGGCTTCGAGAGCAGGGGCGTGTTGGGCTGTTTGCCCCAGCCGCACTGGTGGAGAGCGTAGCGGGTTCAGTGATCACGCTACAGCCCGCAGCCGACACATATTTTTCACCAAGCAGGCCACGCGAAGAGGCACTCGGCGATATCCTGGGCCCTGGCCGCGATGGCCAGGAGGACGTAGATTGGTTTTTGACCAACGACAACGTCCAGATCATCGACGTGTCGACGTTGGGAGGCACACCCACGACAGTGAGCACCACGATCAGCGCGATCGACTATAACGCCCGTGAGATCGAGGTGGCCGCGCTGCCTGGGTGGCTTGCAGCCGGTGACCTGATCAGGCTGGACGATTACGCAGCGGTGGACGGTGGGAGCCGACAGACACAGCGCACACCCTATTTTCTGTGGTGGGCTGACGAACAACCGATTCTGACAGGTGGTGACGATCCTTACGAGTGGGGGCCCTAATGGCGACAGAGCGAGACTGGGACAGCATACCGAACGCGCAGATCCTACCAGGCGCACCCGTGCAGGCTGAGCAGGGCGAGGGACGAAAACTTTTAGCCCAACTCAACGCACTGGACGAGGCAGCGGCAAACCGCGCAGCACCGGGCGCAACGAGCCAGCAGTATTTTGGGCACGATCACGCTTTCGAGGGCGGCGCGCCGATCATCCGTGGGCTGTGCTGGGCAGCAGACGGCGGGCACACGGCGATCAAAGTCTTTGACCCAATTGCTGTCGGTACGATCGCGAGCGGGCTGGGTTGGATGAACGCGAGCCCAGGGCTCAACGCCAACGCTAACCAGTCGTATCTAGTCGCGATTCGCTACCGAGCGACTGGGTGCGACTGGCACCTCCAATTTAACTCTGGCCCAGAGCAGGTGCTCAGTATCATGGACGAAAACGACGTGCCCGTGTGGGTGCAGTTCACTGGACGCATACCACAAGTCGACTGGCTTGGGCTTGGTGGCCTCGTCGTCGAACCGCTTGTTGAGCAAGAGCGGGTCGAAGAGTGCCAGCTCGACATTTTTGCAATCCTGGTGTGGGAGACGTACCAGCAGAGCCAGCCGAAAACAGGGCTGATCGACATGGTGCCACAACCCAGCGGGGAGACAGTCTACAGGTACCCCAACGCAGTGCTTGACAGTGAGCTGGTAGCGAACGACGCACCGGTCGACGTTTACACAATAACCAGCGCCATGATGAGGGCCAACGCTCTTTACGAGTTCCTCACAGACAGGGCAGCGCCAGGCGCAAGCTCACAGCGGATTATTGGTCACGACCACTACAGCGCGGGTCACGGTGGCCGCTCCGTTCCAATGGGCTGCGTTTACTCAGCACGCACCTACCGCACGACAGCGCCACTTTGGGCCGTACACACCCACTCACAGAACGTCTGGTACTACTGGGACACCGACGCAAGCGCAGGGGCCAGGAGGACGACAGCAGCGAGCACACCAGCAGGTACGGCGACGACAGACCCGATGTTCTTAACCTATGTCACCTACAACTTCAACAGCTCGGGCAACCCGCCCACGTCGGCACCGTACGTGGTGGGCTACGTCTACTTTCGACACCAAGCAAAGCCAACGGAGACGATCGAGGTCAGGCTGTACCACATAAACACCGGCAACCACAGCGCGGTTGCAACGGGGAACGGTGTCAGTGACGAAACGCTGTTTGTGTCAGGCATTCCCTGCACAGCGGGCGTGATCAACCGCTACGCTGTAGAGGTGCGCTGTACCAGCACCAACAACGTTGACGTCGACATGATGGGGCTGTCGCTGTTTGAGATTGGCGAGAGTGACGGAACGAACCGAACGTACGAGGCCAGCAACGGTGACACACCGCTCGCAGTGCCGAGCGACCTGGAACGGAGGTAGAGACAGTGGGAGACGTATCACGGAGTCTGAGCATGCTCAGACACGCAAACGCCCAGACGGGCGAGCGTGGTAGAGCCGTAGTGATGGGCAAGATCGCCACCACGAGCCACGGGCTACACGAGATCCTAACAGGTGTCGCAGCGCCAGGCGCGGGCCAACTGGTGTTCCTGCCTCACGAGCACTGCTATGTGGGAACGCCACTGGCCCGAAACGCCCAGTACTGCGCCGATCACGGCCAGCACATTGGGGTGGGCGAGGGTCTACGCTGGGCGTTCAATAACTCTGTAGACTACTGGACACCGATCGATGGCGGCCAGGATAAGTCCTATGACGTCGGCAGCAACAAGCGATTCGTTGACTTCCCACCGATGATCCAGGCGTACGCGACACCACGAGTCGACAGTGACAGCACGGCAGTGGGCGCAGGCTCGAACCCGTGTAGATTCCGCGTGTTCGGGCTCGTCACAGCGCAGTCGGCGACGACGCTGCGCTTCTACAACCGAACGCGCAACGAGGTGAGCGCGACGATCTCGCTACCAGGAGGCTACCAGGAGTTCGACAGCACGATCCCGGTCAGCGGTGGCCGCGTGAACGAGATCGACGTCGAAGCGCTCGGAACGACCGGCCAGTACGTCATCATTCACCAGATCACAGTCGCAGAGACACGCTCGCTCTCGCAGCCTGAGAGCGCAGGAACCACGCTATACACCACGGCCACCAGGCCCTAACAGGAGACCACGACGATGGCGAACTACACAGTGACAGGGCTGAGAGAGAACCAGCCCTTCGAGCACACAACCCAGGAGACGGGCACGAACACGATCAGCGACGTGTTCACGCTGACCACACCCGCTAAAATCTCGGATCTACAGTGGATGCTCCCGAGCGGCGACACGCTGACTGTCACGATCGATTTTGAGGGCGACGGGACGCACACTGCCACGCTCTACACGTCGACAGCGACCAGCGGGGCAGCGCTCAGCGGGCGCAGCTTCAGGACAGGCGACAAGCTCACCGTGGCGATCACTGGCGGCACCTCGGGCGCGAAAGCGTACGGACTGCAATTCGAAGCGCACCGCGCGTAAGGAGGCACACGATGGGTTTTGCAAACGACACACTCACAGATGGCAGCGTCACAGGCGGCAGCGGAGGTTATACGCCAGGTCCTGTACTGGTCATGGACGACGAGCTGTCCGGCGCATCGATCGGCGGCGACTGGACGGTTACCACTCCGTCGGATTCGACGATCACCGTCGTATCAGACAGAGTCAGACTCCACGCCCCAGCAGGCGGGGACCAGCGCCCCTCTCTGGTCTGGAACGGCAATGTCTTCGGGGTCCGTCCCTGGTACTGGCGTTTCTACGTGAAACGCCTCACGACCGCCAACCTTGGGACCTTCCTCAGTGTGGGGTTTCGTCGGACAGACGGCCAGACTGAGATCTTTAGCGCCCTCGCCCTGGGCACGAACACGAAAAAAGAGCTCTGGGGAGTCTCCACCAATGGTCTAAATGACCAATTCATAGAGATCTTCCTGGATGAGTGCTGGGTCGACTGCTTCTGGAACGCTCGCAAGCTCTACGTTCGGCGTAGCAGTAACGCTCAAAGCAGTGTTCCCGGCCACAACGACTGGACTGATGTTGTGGCTTATGACACGCACACAGTGACACGACAGCTCGCTCCTGCTGAGTTCACCATCGAGCTCGGAAAATTCAACGGCAGCACGGTGGAGGCCACCTACGAGATATCACGTTTGACGCTTACAGACGGGGGTCCACCCAATGCGTAGGGGGCACTGACATGATCGTGGCATCGTGGGCGGCAGTCGTCGGAAAGCTCCTGGATCTGATCCGGTGGCTTCTCCGTCGTAAACCGCGAGAGGACCGCCCGATCGGCGGTTACACTCCCCAGCAGTCACCCTCTGGCGTGTTCAGCGCGGTGCAACCGTCGTTCCTGATCAGTTCAGCGCTGTCAGCCGCACTACACAGCACTCCCTCGCTGTGTAGGGTGCTTCTGGCGTACTGCCACGATCACGGCGGGCCAATCGACGAAAACGAGCATTTGTTCGTCACCGTGCTAGCCGAGCAGGCCACCGCAGAGGCGCAGCGGGCGTCGCGTCACCTGTTCCGGGCGATCCGGCTCGCCAGCAGCGAGAAACGCGAGCGACTGATCGCGATGGCTCGGAGCGGCGAGGGCTCACAGCTCACCGTCAGGAAGCTGCCAAAAGGCGACCCTCAGCGGGTGTACTACGAAGCGAACGGCGTGGAGGTGGCTGTGTTGCGTCCCGTGTTCGTCGACGCCGAGAGGCGCTTCCTCTACTACCTGTCGTTCCATTTTTGCGAGCGTGAGGGTGACCCGTGGCGCGCTCCTGCCGTTCAACAGGTGCTCAACGAGTGCGCGGCCGAGGTGGCCGCGCACGTTCCACAAATCGTGGCGAATCAGGAGGAGGTGTAGAGTGCAGTGGTTCAGAGATCTGATACGCAGCGACAGCCAGGCCAGCGCGAGCGAGTGGCTGAAAGTCTGCGCGTTCCTGTTTTCCTGTGTGGTGTCGGGGGCGTGCGTCCATCTGGTGTACGCTGGCACCGTGAAAGGTGACTCGGCGATGTATTTGCTCATCACGCTTGTCGTGACCTACATGTCAGCGAGTGGCCTTGTGGTGGTGGGCGAGAAATTCCAGGCGTCTGTGGGGAAGCTCGCCGAGGAGAAGACAAAGCGGAGCCCAGCGCCCGAAGCGCCCAAGGCACCGACGAAAACGAAGACGAAGGGAGGCTGAGATGGGCTGGCAGTTATACGCGATCGTGGGCTCGTGTGTCCTGGGTGCGCTAGTGTCGCTCTACGCGATTTTTCGCCCTCGTGGGCTGGGGCTCTCGAGGGCTGACAGCGACGAGATGATCCGAAACTACGTGAAGCGGCGCCAGGCACAGACGCTGGCCGAGCAGGTGGAGCAGGAGCAGATTGAGCGCAACGCTCGACAGGCTGAGCTAGACCTACGCGCACTCTCTGAGCGTGAAAAGTCTGTAACGGAGCCGCACGTGGGCCAGACGGACGAGGAGATCGAGGCAGGCGCACAGGAGGCGCTGTCACGCTGGGAGAAGCTAAATTCGCCGATCTGGGTGTCGTTCGTGGCTCTGTGGTGGGCCTGTGCCAGCCTGGGAACGGCGAACGCTGAAAAACTCACTACCACCCAGCAGCTAACGAAGGCGCTGAACCAGTGCGCCTCCAAGGTCCAGCGACAGAAAATCGAGAATCGGCGCACGCTCGCCGACGCAGAGGCACGCTGTGCCCGCCGTGTAGCGACGAGAGACGCAGAAATCATGCTCCTACGTCGCGAGGTGCTCGTGCTCCGAGCCCGGCCAGCGTACCGAAACCACACACCGCTCGTGGTAGCGGTGACAGTTACCTCCACCGTGGCGGTGCTGGCGATCACAGTCGCAGTGGTCGCGGTGACGTCACCCCAACTGTTCAGGAGAGAGTGACGTGATGATCTACGCACAGGTGATACGAGACAGCAGCCAGCCCAAGGGCCCTGGCAAGATCCAACTGGTGAGCGAGGGTGACCAGGTACTGGGCGAGTGGTCAGTGATCACGGGCTCGGCAAACCGGCTCGACCCAAAGGAGTACGGGGGGCTGACACCGCCGATCACGTGGCGCATGGTGGAGGCCATCGAGTCGCGGAAACACCCGAAAGGCCACACACTGTCGATGGCGCGGATTTTTCCGGTGGATCGTGACGACATGGCCACCTACAACCGGCGCACGTTCGCCCTCGACGATTGGCCGTTCATGATCCACGCGGCAGGCACCAGCAC